CTTTCCCTACACGACGCTCTTCCGATCTCCTTTTTTTATATACAACCTTTCCCAAGCCTACCCACAACAATATATTCTATCGCAACCAATTCATAAAACAACCACACCATAATATATTCCAACGCAATCAAACCGTATACAATCCCAATTTCAAAATATATTTCATCTTCTTAACTTCATAACAACACCATAGTTTAATACCTACCAATTATATACCAAACAATTTTAAAGATATATTCTTCTTCTTCAATCCACAATAGAAAAAACTCAATCAAACAAAGGGATTATACTATCCTTCATTCCTTATATATTTTCCTGAACCTATTGCAATCCCGATCCATATGTGCTATACTATAGTCACGGTAAGGGGAAACCAAACCGAATATCAATGAAATGGTAGGTAAATGAAATGAAATTAGTCAAAATGTGGCAACTTTTTGCAAAACCGCATGAAGAAATTACAGCTTGCTACGCAAAAATTCTTAACAATTATACACCGCTTAAATGTCGCTGTATGGTGGTAAAGTATGATGATGAAATTATGCTTTATCATAGTCCAAAAGAGTGCGTTTGCGCTGATGATGGTACGGAATACAACGTGAAAAACGTTACAATGATGACGGAAGATGATAACTATTTCATTATTTACGTTGAAGTGAAATAATATAATAGGTGGGGTGGGTGGGAATAACGAAAGGACGAAAAAATGATTTATTTTGTAAATGCGCAAAAGCACAAAGAACGGATTGAATACGATGATATTGCAAATCGTGTTTTTGGCAAAAAAGAATTGCCTGTTGATTTGAACGACATAGCAGCGGAAATTGTCAATGCGAAATGGGAAACATTTTACGCAATATCAGAGGACAAGCGGTCGGCGGTATACAAAGTTGGTGAACCGCAAGATGCGGCATGTAATTTGATTTTGGCGTTGACAGAAGTAACAACATTACATTATGCCGCTGTCAACTCTTTGGCTCGCGGTTATCTATCTCGAAAACGACTTGGCATAATCGTTCCGTATAATGGGCGATATGGGATCGGCTATAAATGGTTTACACCTTGTCGAATATCAACCCAATATAAATTCGTATCTTATCTTGTATTTTGAAATCCTTCTGACGAGCCTTGCAGGAACAAGGCGAAACGCGCTGTTTAACAGCGTGTCAAGGAAACCGAAAAAATACAATAAATGGTTTTCTTAGAAAGGCAAAAACTATGATGAATGAAACTATTACAGTAATCAACAAGAAAAGCGAAATAATTGACGGCATCAACACAGCAACCGCGTCAATATACAGCTCGTTTGTTGCTGAAAGCAACAACGATAAAGCGAAATTGTATAACGCATTGAATTCGCCCGAAGTCCGAATTGCCGATCACATTGGCAAGGAAATTAATGTAAAAGATGTGATAATTGAACCTGTAGAGATCGTTGATGAAAAAACAGGCGAAGTTCGAACAACCCCGCGTGTAACACTGATTGACATTGCAGGCCACACCTACACCGCAACGTCATACGGAATTTATAATTCCCTTAAGCGAATTTTCGGTTTGTACGGTTCACCGACTTGGGAAGATGGCATACCCGTGCGCGTGCGCCAGATAACAAACGGCGCGAATCGAATTTTCACTTTGGATATTGTTACAAAATAATATCTAAAACAGGGAATACAATATATCAATAAAATGGTTCACGCACTATAACCGATGATTTATAGTGCGTGAAAATTTAAAGAGGTGATATAAGAATGACAAAACAGGATGAGCTGTTGCGAAAAGCGGTAAAAAACTTTAATGCGAAGATAAAGAGGCTTGAAAAGAAAGCCCAACTGTCAGCGGAATATATTCCTATTCCGCAAAAAGTATATGTTTCAAAAATTAAAAGTAGCGGCGGAAACATTGAAAGTATAATTTCGGAATTGCAAGCATTTACAGCAAAGCCGAAAGCCGCTGTTGATACCGAATTAAAGAAAATGGTAAAAACCTACAACGAAAAAGCAAAAAGGTTTGAAAAGCGGGGTTTTAAAGTCGATAAATTATCATATTCAAAATTGAAAGATAGTCCCGATGTTGCAGATACAAAGGCTGTAATAAAAGAATTTATGGAAGGGGGATATAAAACAGTAAAAACGGAAAAGGGCGTTGAATTGCCCGATGCAATATATAGGAAGGCGAAAAAACAGTTAGATATCATAAATGAACGCCGAGCGAAACAACGCGCAAGAGTGGGCGAAATTGAGCGGGGTAACTTGGCGCAAATGGGTCGAATGCGCGATGTTAATTTGTTGCCGAAACAGGATATTGATCAAATCAGTATGCGCGATATGCCGTCATATTTGCGGTCGCTTGATACACAAACTCAGCCGAATTATCTTGAAAGAAAAAATGTGCAATACAGGAATAATTATATTTCAATGCTAAATAATTTATTTGACAGCAACGATCCGAGATTGAGAGAAATAATAAACAAAATACATTCGATTAATATTGACGACTTCATTAATGCAAGTTTGGGCTCCGATTATTTGTTTATTTTGTTTTATCGTGATCCCGTTGAGCGTGAAAATCAAAGGGAAATTATTTACAATAATATCATGAGGTTATAAAATGTATGTTGCCGACTTTGAAACAACAACGAACGCGGATGATTGCAGAGTGTGGGCATGGGGATTATGTGAAATAGGTAATATTTCAAACTTTATTTATGGAAATAATATAATTTCGTTTTTTGAAAAGATGAAAGAATTATCAAAACAGCAGGAAACAATATATTTTCATAACTTAAAATTTGATGGTGAATTTATAATTTATCATTTATTAAAAAGTGGGTGGTGTCATATAACGGATGAAGATAAGCGGCCGAATACATTTCAGACACTTATAAGCGACAAGGGAATATTCTATTCAATTACAACGTATTTTAAGATTCTAAAAAAGAAAAACCATAAAATAACTTTTTTAGATTCTTTAAAGCTTTTGCCGTTTAAGGTGGCGGAAATTGCAAAAGCCTTTAATTTACCAATACAAAAAGAAGAAATTGACTATACGGCGGATCGTGAAATTGGGCATGAATTAACAATTGATGAGATACATTATTTGCGTAATGACTGTCAAATTGTGGCGCAAGCTTTAGAAATATTATTTCATCAAGGTTTAACAAAGAACACAACGGCAAGTAACGCAATGACAAATTACAAAGAAATAATAACAAAAAAATGTTTTTCAAGGTGGTTTCCCGAACCCGATTACGATGCTGATGTCAGACAATGCTATCGCGGCGGCTTTACATATGCAAACCCGCGTTTTACTCATAAAATAGTTGGAAACGGAATTGTATTAGATGTTAACTCTTTATATCCTTCTGTTATGTATTATTGCAATTTACCGTACGGAGACCCAATATATTATGATGGTAATTATGAAAAAGATGATTTATATGATTTATATGTTCAAATGATACGATGCAATTTCAAATTAAAGAAAAATTGTATTCCTACAATTCAGCTAAAAAACAGCACCGCATTCAATCCAACTGAATATATAATTGACAGTAACGGTGAAGATGTTACATTATGTTTAACTTCCGTTGATATGGAATTGTTTCAAGCGCATTATGAAATTTATAACATAGAATATATCGGCGGTTGGAAATGGAAAAGTTCAAATATAATGTTTCGTTCATATATAGATAAATGGTATGCTGTAAAAGAAAAAGCAACTGTAGAAGGTAATAAACCGTTACGGACAATTGCCAAACTGATGTTGAATTCGCTTTACGGCAAATTTGGTATGAATCCGAATGTGCGATCGAAGATTCCTGTAATTGATCCGCTGAATGACAATGTACGATATTTATTCGGCGAATGGGAACAGCGCAAGCCGATTTATATTCCGATTGCGGCATTTATAACCGCATGGGCAAGATATAAAACAATTTCAAGCGCGCAAAAAGTATTTCACCGTTTTTTATATGCGGATACTGATTCATTGCATTTATTAGGAAATGACATTCCAGAAGAATTGGAAATTGATGATGTAAAGCTTGGAGCATGGAAACATGAATCGAGTTTTACAAGAGCTAAATTTTTAAGAGCTAAAACATATATTGAAGAAATTGAAGGTAAACTAAATGTAACATGCGCGGGAATGCCCGCCAATTTACATTCACAAGTTACTTTTGAAAATTTTACGGAAGGTGCAAAATACGGCGGAAAATTGCGGCCCGTACATACAGCAGGCGGAATTGTGCTTGATGAAACAGAATTTACAGTGCGAAAGGGATAAAAAATGTATTACGAAATAGGGAAAGCATTGAGTTATAATTGTTTATTTAATTTTATCGTTGGTATGCGCGGTGTAGGCAAAACATATGCTTTTAAACGATGGGCAATACAGGATTTTTTAAAAAATAAAAATGAGTTTATATACATTCGGCGGTATAAAACGGAGGTGACGGCGCAAAGGTTAAAATCGTTTTTTGACGATATACAACCAGAGTTCCCGAACGTTGCATTTAAAGTGAAAGGAAATATGTTTTATATCAATGATGAGTATGCAGGACAGGCGCAAGCCTTATCAACAGGCAAGATCCTAAAATCAATTCCTTTTCCGAAGGTAAGTAAAATATGTTTTGATGAATTCATCCTTGATAAAGGCGTATATCACTATTTGCAAGATGAAGTAACAAACTTTTTAGAATTGTATTCAACAATTGCACGATTTCGGGATGTTGTAGTTTTCTTTTTGTCCAATGCGTATACAATTTCTAATCCGTATTTTGACTATTTTAATATTGTGCCGCCGTACGGAAACAAATCAATAAAACGTATTAATAATGAAATATTGGTAGAGGTAATAAAGAACGAAGAATATACAAATGCGGCAATGAAAACACGTTTCGGCTCAATCATAAACGGCACTGCATACGGTAAATATAATATGGAAAACGATTTTTTGAGGGATAATAAAAATTTCGTTCAAAAGAAAACCCAAAGTGCGAAATATTATTTCACAATATTATATATGAATAATAATTACGGAATATGGGTAGATTATAAAGAAGGGTTAATTTTTATATCCCGTGATATTGATGAAAGCTGTTTAGTAAAATATGCGCTGACAAATTCGGATCTGCAACCCAATATGTTATTAGCGGTTCGAAAGTCAATATGTTTGCAGACTTTACGAAACATGTATAATGTCGGCGCGGTTCGGTATGAATCTGTAAAAATAAAAAATGAGTTTTCGAACGCATTTAAATTAATACGCGCTTGACAAAAATAAACTTATGTGTTACAATAATTTTGCGGGGAACATGTTTAAAATAACGTTGCGGGTTCAGAGCGTAACGGGTGAAACCGACTGAACCGCTGAATAGGTCTTACAAACTAACGTTAAACAGTTCCCTTGCAATTATAGTAAAAAGGGGTATTTACATTTATGGAACAATGGATTCAGATTATATCAACATACGGGGTATCGATTGCGGCGATGATAGCACTTGCTGTTTACATTGTTAAAAAAGACAAAGAAAATCAAGCAGTTATCAACGAAATTATGAACGAACATAAAAGTGAGGTTAATGACCTTAGGAAAACGATTGAAAATAATACACTGATTGTGACAAAACTTTATGAGAGGTTGAGCAATGAAAAGTAGTGAAGATTTTGTAAAATATCTTTTCAAGCGTTTGCCGAAGAATAAACTATTGGCAGGCACTTATTATTGCGGTGTAACCGATAGTGATATTGGAACAGTACCCGCACATTATTTGATGGGTACAACGGGACAAAAAGCAACGCAATGGCGGCTTGATTATGCATATACTAAATATTATCAGTCAAATTATAGTAAAGCCGAGTTCGACAGTAAAACGCAAAAATGGATAACAGACAACGCATATTTGTATGACTGCAACGGATTGATTGATGCTTTTGTCGGACAGGATAATAACGCGGCGGGTAACTATGCCAATTGGTGCGGTATCAAAGATGACGAGGCACTTGAGTATATCACCGAAAAAGGCGAGCTTGCGGCGGGTGCTTGCGTTTTTAAACGTAATTCAAGCGGCAGGATTCACCATGTTGGTTATGTAGTCGGACAAAACGCAAACGGTGTTCCGCTTATCATTGAGGCAAAAAGTTTTGTCGATGGAATTATTATGTCTACTCTTAATGACGGTTGGAACGAATACGGTATTCCCAACAAAATACTTGTTTTTCCCGAAATTGAGCGAACGCGCTTTAGGGTAACAAGTCCGATGCAACGCGGCGAAAAATTTGAATTAATGCAAAGAGCCTTATCTGCAAACGGCTATGATGTCGGAAAAATTGATGGAAAATGGGGGGTGAAATCACAGGCGGGATTTGATGAAATGTTGTCGGTGAATGGTAAAATGGCAAAAGTAAAAGTACAAATAAACGGTGTAACCGTGCTGAATGGAGAATACTAATATGAAACGTACTAAAGAAGAATTACTTCAATCTTTGAAGGATTTTATCGGAGAGGATGAAAGCGAAAACGCTATAGCTTTTCTTGAGGATTTTTCCGATTCTTTCGCTGATAATTCGGAAGAATTGATAGAAGTCACAAACAAATATAATTCACTTAAGAAACGATATAAAGAACGTTTTTTCGGCGAAGGTGATGAGGGCGAAAAGCTTGCAGAAGATGACACCGAAGAGGAAAAAAAGGAAATTAAAATAAAAGATTTGTTTACGGAGGAATAAACATATGCCTACAAGACCTAAAAATTATGTATTGACTAATGTGTCTAAAGATGTTATCAACGGAATTATAAACGAAGGTTTTTCAACAAACTATAAGAATTATATTCCGTTCACTGCAACGGACGCTGATTCTATCCGCGCAATTGGTAAAATTATTATGGATAGTCCGAATTTGCGCAATGCGTTCGCAACGGATCTTATCAACCGAATTATCCTTGTTACAGTAACAAGTAAAATGTACAACAACCCTTGGGAAAGTCTCAAAAAGGGCGTGTTGTCGTTGGGCGAAACAATTGAAGAAATCTTTGTTAATATTGCAAATGCGGAACTTTATAATCCGAATATTTCAAGCGAAACGGTTTTTAAGCGGCGCATTCCCGATATTCGCGCCGCATTTCACATTGTAAACTATCAAGTGAAGTATCCCGCTACAATTTCAAATGAGGATTTGTCAGCGGCGTTCACAAGCGAAAACGGCCTGTATTCACTTATTGAAAAAATATACGAAAGTCTTGTCAGCGCAAGTAACTATGATGAATTTAATATTATGAAATACCTTATTGCACTGAATATTGTAAACGGCAATATTAAGGCAATTTCAGTTCCCGCAATTTCGACAGATGCCAATGTTAAATCCGTTGTTACTCAAATTAAGGCAACTTCCAATAAAATGAAGTTTATGACGGCAGATTACAATATTGCGGGTGTAAAAACGCATTCACAGCATGTAAATCAAACTGTTATTGTAACCGCCGATTTCGATGCGGCAATGGATGTAAACGTTTTGGCGGCGGCCTTTAATATGGATAAAGCCGAGTTTTTGTCTAAAAGACTTATGGTAGATTCGTTTGGCGATATTGACATAAATCGACTTGCACAGTGCGCGCCCGAAACATGCGAAAATATTACATATGATGCAAATGGAAACGTAACAAGCGCAAAGATTAAGGGCATTACAGATTCTCAGCTTTCGGAGCTTGCAGAGATCCCCGCCGTCATTATCGATGATGATTTTATTCAGATATATGACCGACTGATTACAATGGAAGATATTAGAAATCCCGATGGATTGTATACTAATGCATTCCTTCATTGTTGGAAGATCATTAGTGTTTCGCCTTTTGCGCCTGCCGCAACTTTCAGCGACAGCGTGGCGGCGGTTAATAGCGTCACTATTTCGCCCGCAAGCGCAACGGTTGTTCCAAACAGCGAAATACAGTTTAACGCAAAAGTTAGCGGAACAGGATTCTTTAATAAAACTGTTACATGGACGCTTAAGGGTGCGAACTCAAGTAACACATATGTGGACGTTCGCGGAACGGTATTTATCGGAGCAGACGAAACCGCAACAACACTGACACTTAATGCCGATTCGAACGAAAATCCTTCAAAGGGAGCAACCGCAACAATTACTGTTTACAAAGGTAAATAAAATATTGTAAAGGAGAAAAGGCGGGCGATAGTAAACCTATTGTCCGCCGTAAAACAATGTTAGCACCAAGCCCAAACTCAAAAATACAATTATTTAATAATATAAACATTGATATTAATTATGAACACACACTTTATTTTGCGAGTGTATCCGCGCAAAATTCATTTTTTGCGCAATGGGTTGTATACAGCGCGGATAAAGCAATATATGTTCGGGAAAACGGAAGAATCCGATTGCCGTTTACAGCCGATACATTGATTGGTTGTAATTATTTACGTTATCAAAATACAGGTTATTTGAACCGTTGGTTTTATGCGTTTATAAAGAACATATTTTATATAAATGATAACACATGCGAAATAGAATTTGAAATAGATGTTATCCAGTCCTTTAAACTATATTGTGAAATCCCTGCATGTTGGATTGAGCGAAATCATGTTTATGAAGATTGGGTAGGTTCAAACCGTGTAGAGGAAAATATATCAATAGGTGAATACGTTGTTGACAGCGAAAGTAAAGCACCTTTCGGTAATAATTGGAGTGTTATAATGTATTCATCATTCAACCCCACAAATTATGAGACTGCGGGCGGCGAGTTGGTAAAGGGGATGTATAGTGCGCTCGATCGAACGGAAATCGGCAAAATAAGTATTGCAAATGGAAGTGGTGTATGGGTAGTTGATGCAAGAGACAAAATAAAAGATATTGTAACAAATCACGCTGACAAAGTGGAAGGTGTAATATCAATTGTGTTGACGCCAACAGAATTTGAAGGCGGGTTACAAGATCTTGTATGGACAATAAAAAGAGAACCGAAATTTTTGGGCGTGAATGTAAACAACAATAAACTTTTCACTGCACCGTTTTATTGTCTTTATGTTTCAACGGGTTCGGAAGGTAAACTGTATGATTTTGATGACAGTACCACAGGTGACGGACTGGGAAGTATCACATTTAACATTGAAAGTGATTTAGCACCAACACAAAGTGTTAGTGCAATTCCGATAAGTTATAAAGGAAGTTCAAAAAATTTCAGCGAAATGTGTATTATGACAGGGTTTCCGCAATGCGCATGGGTAAGTGATTCATTTAAAACATATCTTGCGGAAAATTCCGCCAATTTACTTTTATCAAGTGCCTTAGCAGTTGGCCAAATTGCGGGTGGTATTGCAATTGCGGGCGGATCGGGTGGAGCGGCACTGCCGATTGGCGGCGGTATGATAGTAAGCGGCGCAATGTCAGTAGGTCATATATTAGCAGATGTTGATAAAGCAAGCCGAATACCTCCGAAAGTGAGCGGTAATATTACCGGTACTGCATTATATTCAATGGGAAGTAAAACATTTCGTGCTTATATATTGCGTCCCCGTGATGAATATGTAAAAATTATTGATGATTATTTTACACATTACGGTTACGCGATCCATAAGGTTGAAACGCCTGCAATACATAATAGGGAAAATTTTACTTTTATACAAACTAAAGGTTGCGTTGTTAGAGCCAGTGCAAACAACGAATATGATGCTTGCAATGCCGCCGCAAGGGCGAAAATTGCACAAATATTTGATAAGGGCATTACATTTTGGGTTGATAATGCGAACGTTGGTAATTATAAAGTTCGTAATAAACCGTTGGAATAATGGGGGTTTAAAGTGATACGAAATAGTATGAGTATAACACAGCGATTCCGAAAAGAGGCTGAACGCGAAAATATTGAATCGTATAATTTTTGGTTCAACCGCATTACGGAAATTGCACTGGCGGGTATTAAATATGAGAATTTGCCGCCGGAAATTGACGCAAGATTTATTGAATTTATATTGTGTTTTGACGGAAAAGCACTGTTTTATTATGATGAGGATTTGGAAGAGTTCGTTGTTCTTCAATTTTACAGTAGTTCCACATTTGATATATACCGCGAACCATTTAAGCGCGTAGCGTTTTCACCGGCTGTAAATTATCGTAACAAAAACCTAAGCAATGAAAATTCTGTAATAATATGGAATAATTCAACACGCTCAAACGAAATTTTGGCCTTGCGCTCATACGCAAAACGTATTTCGGAATGTGAACGAATTATCGATGTTAATGTAAAAGGCCAAAAAACACCGAAAATTATATTGACTGAAGATAGTCAGCGGCTTACAATGGAGAATCTTTTCCGACAATATGACGGCAATATACCCTTTATATTCGGCACAAAAGGGTTAAGCACTTTATCGGAAATAAATGTCCTTGATGTTACAACCCCCTATATCGCCGATAAATTACAGATACTAAAACGCCAAATTATCAGTGAGGCTTTAACGTATTTCGGAATAGATAACGCCAATACCGATAAAAAAGAACGATTAGTTTCTGATGAAGTCACAGCGAATTTCGGCGGCGTTGAGATTGCCCGCTTAACGCGATTGAAGGCACGCGAAGAAGCAGTAGCTAAAATCAATAAAATGTTTAACTTAAACATTAAAGTAAAGTTTGCCGAAATAGACCGAAAGAATGATGAGGGTATAAAAAATGAGTAATTATACGTCACAATTACGATATATTTGCGAAATACAAAGCGGATTCACGCCCGCCGAATTAAACGAAAAAACAATAGATGAAATTATTACAGCGGCGCAACCGAAAATATTTAATTTTAGGTTTCCGATATATGATGAATCATACCGCAATGTTTTAGAACATGAAATACTTTTTCATTTTTACATGCGTGAAATCGGCGCTGAAACATACGGGCTGTTTAATTATTATCTTGCGCGAAAACTCCGTGAAATTATGCCTTACTATAATCAACTTTATAAAAGTGCAATGTTGGAATTTAATCCGCTGAACGATGTTGATTATACGGAAGAACACCATGGATCGCAAGGTGGTGAAAAAAATACTGTAAACACAGGTAATTCATCTTCAACCATGAATGCGGAAAGCACTCAAAATACAGTAGCCGATAATAATATAAACCGAAATAACACTGAAAATCAAAATATCACTGACAATGGAAAAGCAACGAACACAGCAACAGCAACGGCGTCAACAACTGAAAATACAAACCGAAACACAAACGCGGAATCAAATAACAGCGGCATTGACACGGACGCATACAGCGACACGCCGCAAACAAGTGTAAGCGGCGTTAACGGCATAAACGATAATTATTATCTAACAAATTATCGTAAAAAGTCAAATAATACCGCAAATAATAGCGAAACAAGGGAAAATGGAACAAATACTGCTGAAACAAGCAGTAATAATACAAGCAACGGAACAAATGAAAATAAGCGCAATTCCAGTACAACGCAAGATTTAAACGAAGAAAATCACGGCGAAACGTACGGAAACGCAACAAGCCGAACGGAAAACACAGGCCGAACAACCGATAACGGAACAGAAAACTTCAATAATACTGATGAATATATAAATCATGTTATTGGAAAACGAAATTCTGCAACCTTTAGCGCAATGTTGCTTGAGTTCCGAGAAACAATTATAAATATTAATAAACAAATATTTGATGAACTTGAAGTATGTTTCATGAATATATATTAATCGGAGGGTTATATAATGATCACTATAAAAGATAAAGAATTGGAAAAGGTTAATATTCCGCTTAATTCGGTTTATACTCCGGTCATTCCGTGCGTGCTTGACGGTAATTTATCGTTTTTGGAGATGGTATGGAAACTATTGTATCACATAAATGTTATCGTTGATGCTGTAAACGCAAATCACGGCGACATTGAGGATCTTGCACAGGCTATAAATGATCTTATTGTTGATAAATTATCGGTTATGTGGGTTGAGGTTGATTTTACAGCAAGGCCGATAAAAGCGAATAAAACTTTCGCTGAAATTGCAGAGGGAATGCGAAAGGGAATTGTATTTCTTACAACAAAAAACGAAGATGACTTACTTATTTTCATTCCTATATTTTCATCAAATAGTGCTATTAATTTTTTGCGCATTGATGCTAAAAATGAAGTGGTTGTATCAATTCGCCCAGATGAAAGTGTTACTCTGTATCAGTATAGTTTTGCTACAGAGGATCATCCTACAACGTTTCAAGAACAAGTAACTTTTAATAATACTGTTGATTTTAATAAGTTTACCGAATTTCACGAAACAACGAGATTTTATAAATTAATTACCGCTGACAGCGGAATAACAGTGCCGACAGCAACAGCGGCAAGCGCGCGTACACTTGCGGCAAATTTAGAATATGTCGGAAATGCTTGTTCGGAAACGTTGACGGCGGCGAAAGAATATGCTGATACACAAGATGCGGCGGTTCAAAAAGCGGCCACAATATATACTAATACTAAATGCGGCGAAACACTTGCGGCGGCGAAAACATATGCGGATACACAGGATACTGCAATGCTGACCAGCGCAAAAACATATACCGATACAAAATGCGGCGAAACGCTGACAGCGGCAAATGGATATACTGATACTGTATGCAGTAAAACACTTGCGGCGGCGAAAACATATGCAGATACACAGGATGAAACTACGCTTACAAGCGCAAAGACATATACTGATAGTAAATTTGCCCACGTTGCAATTGTAAAAAATGTTGACGGATCACTTACCGCTGACAGCACATTTTCTATAATTTACCTTAATATAAAAAGAGGTGCAGTTGTTGATGTAAACATTAGTTCAGCAAATAACCGTAATTCAACGTATATAATGCGAAATACGATAATCACACCGACAAAGCTAACTTTTATCGGATATGATGAAACGGCAACATTACATACTTGCACAATTGACAGTGACAACAATATCACATACACATAATATATTTTAGTAAATTGGCAAAAATGGTTGCAAGATAAAATGAAGTGTGCTATAATAACATTGTGCAAAGGGAAAAGTCTTTCAGCCAACATATTATTTTTTCTTGCCTCCTTAGTTTTAAGAGCGCAACAGCCGTGGAACTGCTAAACTTCCACGGCTGTTGCGTTTTATTGTGGTTTACTTATTTTAATCTATGTCTTTCATCCGTGATTTATAAACTTTCATTTTTAGTTATCCTCCTTTTCGTATCCAACAAAATATATGTCACGTTCACGGTAAAACGTAAGTTTTACATTATCTATTGTGCAACTCGTCACATTCTTTCGCCACATTAAACGATAAACAGGTTTAAACCAAAATTCAACCGTTTCATTCAGTTCAAAAAATTCGTCAAGAGTTCGTTCTACAGTTTCATACATTGAAATCATAGTAATTTTCATTTTTTCATTTCCTCCCGTATACACTATCAGCGTTTTTTTTAATTTCAATTTGCATCAAATAATCACACCCCAGAGGTTCAACATAAATCGCCTGCCAAGCATAACCCCGCTCGCACGATATTTCAATTGTGTCTGCAAAAAGTGTACTACGTTTAACTAAGGAATGTTTCATTCCATCATAATAAGAAATCGGAACATAAAGCCTAAAATAATGATATTTATCGTTTTTATTAACTTTTACCTCACTCTTATACAATATTACACAATCTACCTTTTTATACTTAATAAATCGTAAAACATAAGATTCCGCCGTTTCATAATCCCTTGAGAAAATATATTCGCAATTATGTTTTTTGTCATTACCATTCCACCATACCATTAAAAAGGTTGTTGGTTCATCAAAAACATCCTTCAAGTTAAGTAAAAACTCAACATTTGTTTCAAAATACCGCTCATTCATTTAATTATTCCTCCCGCAAAAAGTAATGCTACAACGGCTACTGCCGCACTTACAATTGTACAAAACAACATTTTTATGTTGTTATCGTCCGAGGTTATCGCGGTGTATAGGCACATGCCGCACATGATGAAAGCTGACAAAGCAATAGAGATATACAAAATGAATTTCATGTTTTTACCTCCCGAAAATATAATTTAATATTCAAGCACTTCATCATAGGAAATTTTCCTATTATTAAACACAAACTTAACAGAACGCCAAAGAATGCTGTCCAAATCCAGATATTCGCCGCCTAAATGCGCGGCAAGTGCGGTAAGGCAACAAAAGATTTTTCCGTCAAACACAAATACCGTGTCATTGTCGCGGAAATGATTATTGATAATGCGTAATTCGACTGTCATTTTTTTCTTCCTCCCACCCCGTATAGCCAGATAGTACAGCTTGAACATTTTTCGCTTACTTAATGGGTATTAAATTCAACCCGAGGATTGCCGCAATCCTTTCAATCGTAATAATGTCGGTGCAGTGCGTGATAGTCACACAAGGTGAAGATGACCAAAACAGGCGATATGTCTCCTTATTATCATCCCATTCAGCGCAAAGAGTTAAGTTTTTCATTTCATTTACCTACCATTTCATTGATATTCGGTTTGGTTTCCCCTTACCGTGACTATAGTATAGCACATATGGATCGGGATTGCAATAGGTTCAGGAAAATATATAAGGAATGAAGGATAGTATAATCCCTTTGTTTGATTGAGTTTTTTCTATTGTGGATTGAAGAAGAAGAATATATCTTTAAAATTGTTTGGTATATAATTGGTAGGTATTAAACTATGGTGTTGTTATGAAGTTAAGAAGATGAAATATATTTTGAAATTGGGATTGTATACGGTTTGATTGCGTTGGAATATATTATGGTGTGGTTGTTTTATGAATTGGTTGCGATAGAATATATTGTTGTGGGTAGGCTTGGGAAAGGTTGTATATAAAAAAAGGAGATCGGAAGAGCGTCGTGTAGGGAAAG